CTTATCTCTAAACTTATCATACCAAGCAATAGAGGTACAAGGCATTGGAGCTTGACGAATATATTCTTGAGTTAATCGTCCACCAATCTCAATCTCAATATCGAAAAATAATTCTTTATGTGAAGTCGAAGGCTCATCATTAGTACCGTAGATTTCGATCAGAAACTTTTGAGCCGGTTGCATATCATGATAATGAATAGTCTTATCATCATAATCCCATTGATACACTTTATCTAACTTCTCACCTCGGAAACCTTCATACTCACCATAATCAGATTCTTTGTAAGCATAATTACGCCAATCTAATTGATTATATCCACCATCATCCCATAAGTGAATAGTATAGTTATTCCCTCTACCTTTTTCTGCATAACACTTTTTGTAAGGTAGTACTAATTGCTCCTTACTGCTCATTTAATATCGCGCTTAAATTTGGTGGGAAATAGTTAACCGACTTCATGACCTTACGATCACTACTTCTTAATACTACCCAGTAATCATCTCTTTGTTCAATATGACATGGTTCACCTTGTTGTTCGGACCGCAGGTCGCGCGTCTGTTCGGCTTCCTCTAAAGTCTTACACAACTTAGACATATTTGATTGATGTACTTCTTCATAAGCTGCTTCAAAATGATCTTTAAGACCATGTAGCATTACACCATTTCCGGTTGCAACATAAGTAATATCGGCTAATGCATCTAAGACCTCTACTACATCCCCTCTCTCGCATGCTTCTTTATACTCATTTAACTCCTCTAAGATAAAGTTATACACAAACATCCATTGTTCTTTTTCGGGAACATTAGGAATATACTTGTTAGGCTTATTAAAGGCTTCATTAAATTGTTCTACCTCGGATACAAACGGTACATAATCATCTCTTCTACTATATTTATATTGCATATATATTTATTCTAATTATATTCTTAAGATAGCGATTTTTCTTCGACTTTTCTACCTTTTTAATAAATCTTTTTTACGAAATATGAATTAAACTGGACCATACCTCATGTGATATATCTTGACTAAACTTGCTGTTTGGTGCTGTTATAACCGATATTGCATCGTGAGAGTGTAGAGACTCTTGATGAGAGCATATTACTCTAAAATCTTTTACTCTTTTATCTTCGGATAATTGTTCGTATAATAATCGAGCGGCATCTTCTATAAATTTGAGATAAGAACCATTAAGTTCAGCAAAGGCCATTTCGTCTTCTCTCTTTACAACTACTTGAGTTTCGGTCTTAAGAGCTTTAGCACACATCTCTTGTAGATCTTCTATCCATACAATTTTATCAAACTCTATTGATATTCTAGCTACCGATCTTTGAGAATGAGATACTGTTGCTTTATTTCTATACTTTCTTGCATGCTCGGCTAATTCATACGAACAAGGACAAGCAGAAGAATAAACAAAATCAAAATGTAAGATCTTTTTAAAATTACCTGTATAATCAATATTACCTTCTAAAGTTACATTATAATATTGATAACCAGCATTATTTGATCTTAAAGAAGGTTGTAAAATAGGATAAGAAAAATGTAATCCAATCTTAGCATCAAATGAATCTAGATTATCTTTATACTTCATTAGAATATCATCTAACTTATCATATACGTAATCATCTTTAAACTTATAGAAAGATCTCATAATACGAGACATATTAATTCCTTTCTTATGAGCTGCTAAGGATACTGTTCCGGTTACTCGAGTTTCTAATTCAATATCCCCTCCTCCACGCTTTTCATACTTAAGAGGTAATCTAAAATTATGAATACCTACTTGTTGGATCTCTACAGGACTTCCTTGAATCAAAGATGAAGGTCCATTTTGAAGATCAGGAAATGTCTCGATATCAGCTTTTGTAGGTCTATAAGTAGCATCATATTCTCTATCCGGTTCATTATATTTTACCGAATATTCATTATCTTCCGGTTCCTTATAAGATTTAACATCTCCGATCCACTCATATTTTTTTTCCTTATTTCTGTTATCTTGCATAATTTTATTTTAAATATTAAACACATCTTTCTGTACCAAAAGCCATAATATGACTTCTACCTGTAAATCTCCATCCTCTATCTCTAACAAAGTTCATTACTACAGGATAGGATTCTTGTAGAGCAGGAATATCATCTCCAGCAGGCATACACCAAATCTTTTCATCTGGTATCTCTAACTCTTTAACAAACTCCTCTACTTCCGGAAGAATAGTTAAATCTTTATCTAATACTGGTTTAATATGATAATCATTATGATATTCAATAGAAGCTTTGATTGCTTCTTTATTCAATCGTTTACTGTTATGTTTGATGATCATCTTCTCATCTACTATCTCTCCTAGCGGTGTTTTAGCTCCTACTACTGGAATAGAATTACTAAATTTAGGTGAAATAGATAATAGATTAATAGGATAATCAGTTTCTAAAAAATGAGATCCTTCTGTTTCAATAGTAATAAAGATTCCTCGCTCATGAGCAAAATGAGTTAATTCATTTACTAAAGCAGGATGCATAGTAGGAGATCCCCCAGTTAACATCATCTCTTTTATATGAGGATTATCATCATACATTTTGATAATGTCATTAAAACAGAAAGTACCTTTTTCCGGATGAATAGATGTATACCAACTATCACACCATCCACCTTCACCAAAGAAGCATCTATGAGTACATCCTGATGTTCTAACTACAATAGTAGGGTAACCTTGTCTTGAACCTTCAGATTGAACTGCAGTATAAAGCTCTAATACCTGTAAAGGTTTTTCGTAACTTCTTAATCTTTTACATTTCATTATTGACGTAATGTTTTTTGAGTTAAGCTATTCATAGTTCTAAATGCACCAGGAATTAAATGCTCATGAGTAGATCGAATAGGATTAATATCAATCCCTCCTCTTCGAGTATACATTGCACATACCATTAGTTCTTTAGGATTAAATTCATCGTATAATTTTTTAAAGATCATTTCTACGATCTCTTCATGAAAGTGATTAACTTGTCTATGAGAAACAATATAGCTTGCTAGACTATCTAGAGTAAATACACTATCCTTCTCATTACCTTTAATAAAAATAAATAAGTCACCCCAGTCTGGTTGATTAGTTACTCGACAATTACTTCTTAAAAGATTAGTACGAACTTTTAATCTAGGATTAAAATCTTTAAACGATGCTTTGGTAATATCTAATTTTTCTAATTTATCATTAGAATAATCTACTTTATCTAAATCTACTAAATCTTCTAGTTCATCATAATCACTAAAGACATCAAAATTAAGACTATCATTTCTTGTAAATAATTTACATTCAACTTCTGTTTCTAATAAAGTTGATAAATCTTCTGATACGGTATCCTCAATAATCTTAATACATTCTTCTCCTGTTTCCCCAAAAGGAGTCATATTAAAGGAATTAAGATATAGTTTAATTGACTTAGATTCAACGTGATATTTAGAATCTGCATCACACCATATCTTCATTACTCCTGATACTGGTCTTCCAGTATTAGTAATAGCTGATACTTCGTATGCGTTCCAGACATCTCCTCCTATAAACGGAAGATTTTTATTATCAATTCGATAAGTTTCTCGATTTAAAGATCTAGGAATACGAACTAATAAAGAAGAATCATAAGTTGTTGAATAACCTTCTCCTCCTCTTTTACCTAATAGCGTTCCCGCTATATCATTAATTTGACTTTGTGTGCTCATTAATTGCTTTTTTAATTTGTTTAACTCTTTGTTTTACCGTACCTGTTAATTCCACAACTTCTACACCAAAATTATTTATGTAGGTTTCAAATAAATCTGCTATATCATCTCTAAAGTCTATATCATCACTTCTCACACCATCACTAACCAGATCAAATTCAGGCTTTAAATAAAATATAATGTCATATTGATTAATATAACTTTTAAATACATTTTCACAATAATCATAAACCCAGTTAGGAATACCAGGATTATAATCACATAACCATCGAGTATAGACTAATGCATCTAAAATACATCTATCCATTACTACTTTTGGTTTACGTAAATTTACAATATGATCTGTAATAATTAGTATCTGAGTAGTCAGATCTCCTTTCTCATTAATATCAAGATTAAATTGTCTTTGTATTCTTCTTGTTACTTCTTTTACAAAAGTATATTCTTCTATTTCTTTAACATTATTATCTGCAAGATAATTAACTAAAGTAGATTTACCCGTTCCCTGAGCTCCTGTAAATGCTATTTTCATTAGTATAACCTTTTATTCAAAAATTGTATCCATAAGCCTATCGACTCGTCTCTTAATATACGAAAATAATCATCAAGTTCCAAATTTCTAGTAGGAATTTTATTTTTATAAGCTATAATTTCTCCTTCATCTACCTGTTC